TTCCCCTTCGTGGCTATCTGGCTCTCAATGCGCTTCAGAGCGGCCAAGGAGACGTTTCCAGCGGCCGTCAGGTTGATCGCTGCGGGCACGAGCACCGAGCCCTTCGGCATCGTCGCCTCAGCCCTGGCCAGGTAACGCCGCTCCACCGGCTTCTGCCCACGATCACCACCGCTGATCAGCGTGCGCAGGTAACGGGCACGGCGACGTTCGGCGTACACCTGAGCCTCGAGGTTGCGCTTGTTGGATTTGTTGACCAAGAACGCGCGCTGGGTGAAGGCCACCGGGTTCTTGAAGTACTGACGGGTGGCGCCGTTCATCGCCTCCCGCATGTCGAACGCCGTGCGGTTCAGCGCCTGGCTGATGGCGAAGGGGAGCTGCTTGGTCATGGTGTCGGTCCACCGGATAGCGGTGGGCAGCTCCGACTTGATATCCAAGCGAATGGTGGTCATGGCTTCACGGTAAGGGCGTTACGGGCGTAACAGGGCGTAACAAGACCCGTAACATCGAGACCCTCACCAGCGCAGTGGATCTGCCCCTGTTGTTACGTTGTTACTTCTTTATAGAGAAATATATATATATAAGAGAGAGGAGGGAGGAGGAGGGATGCCTCTCTTTCTTTATATGTGTGGCTATGTTTTGGGAAAAAGCGTAACAGCGTAACAACTGGGGCAAATCCCTTGCGCCGCAAGGTGTTACGCTGTAACAAGCACCCGTTACAAATCGCTGATCTGTAACGCCACAGCCCTGGATAGGGTGCCTGCGCCCTTGAAACGCATCGGCTCGGCCTTGCTCGCGCCCTTCAGCCTGGAGAGCAGCGTGCCCCAGCTATGCGACCACTGCGTATCGCGGAGCATGGTTGCGATGGCCTCGGCGGTATTGCTGACGAACAGCGTCCCGACCTCTGGATCGACCTTGAGGCCATGGCGTTCGAGGGCGTTGCGAGCCGCTGATGGCTGCACGTCGATGTCCGTTGCGTGATGCATGGCGATCTCGACCAGCTCGCCCACGGCGCGGTTGCAGGTCTTCTCATCAGTTTCCACCCGAAGCTGATATTGGAGGATCCGGCGGATGCAGCGTTGCTCGTCGGGGATCTCAGTGGCTTGGCTGTATGGCTCCCAGTTGTTGGCCTTGATCAGGTTTCTAGCTTCATCGTCTGTTGGCACTTGCCGGGAGTACAGCGACCATGTTCCGGCCAAGAGGGTGCCGTACTGATCGCCTAGGCGCTGGGAATCGAAATGCTCAGCAGCGACTCGAGTGAAGACTCGGATCGATTCACGAATCACGGGGATCAGCGAAACGGTGCGAGCGATGAGGCGGCGCCCTGTTTCTTGGTTTATGTAGTGGTCAAGATCGCGATCAAGGCCTTCCCAGTGCTTGATGCGCTCCTGCTTCGGTATTTCGGTTGGACTGCGAAGAGTGAGCTGAGCGAAGCGACTGCGATCAGCACCTTGCTTGAGAGCAGTGGCGATGGAGGACATGAGGAACATCGAGCGGATATTGAACCTGGTCACATCACCGCCTGGGCTGCCCTTGATCATGGTGGCGTGAGACTCGCTGGACGCAACGCGCGCCAGGGCGAGGATGTTTTGCATCCGCACCTGGTCGGCCTTCTCATTCGATTCAGCCTCATCGAAGACGACTGGCAGGGCATCGCATTTCAATGTCTGGCGCAGACCGGCTTCGGTGGTGTTGCCAGCAACGATGAGCCCCATGTCGGCCAGCAATGGCGCGACATAGCGATCAAGGATTGCCGACTTGCCTGATCCTGCGGATGCCGTTAGCCATGCGTGAGGGCGCCAAGGCAGCGCGCCGCAGATCGGCGCAAGGGTGACCCATCCAGCGAGTAGCAAGCCAGATGCAGGCACCTCCCAGTGGAATCGCTCTGCCAGCTCCCAGATGATGAAGGCCTCGGTGTCGCTCAATGGCTCGACGTTGGACGGACCAACCAAATCGGCCATGCGCTGATAGAGGTATTGGCTATCGAACGGCTTGAGGACAGGCCTGCTCGCGCCGTTGACGATGAGACGATCACCAAGGTGAAGCACGGTGCGCTTGTCATCCCACCATGCACCACGGCCGCGAACGCGATCCGGGTTGTATGGCGGCACCAAGTCGGCCAATCGAAACAGCAAATCGGCAGCTTTTACCCAGTCGACGTTGCCGCGATCGTTGGCTGCGATTTGCTTCCAATAGTCGAGATTGGCTAGGGCAACAAGGTTGGTCCCGGTATGCGAGCCACGGGTGATGCGAATCACCTGACCACTGCCATGAGGCCGGTAGTAGTAGTTATCGCCCTCCTGGCCGAGGCAAGTGAAGTGGCCATTAGCTTCGAGTTCAGGCAACTCGGGCTCTGGTTCCGTTTCTGGTTCTGGCTCCGGCAGTGGTTCATCGGCTGGCTGAAGTGGGGCGGAGATGTTGGCTTTGATGTAGGCCGCGGCCTCCTCTGGTGTCCAGGTCGCATCGGCCAGATCCCAGCCTTCAGGTGCGTCGGGTGGCGGGGTGACCATCTGCACGCGATCGACTGGTAAGCGCAGCAGCAGTTGCGCAAGGCGATCCATGGCCTGCTGGCCAACGGCATCAGCATCAGGCCAGAGGATGACGCGCCGGCCGATGAGCGGCGACCAGTCGGCCTTGTCGATGGCCTTGCAGCCTGATGGCCAGGTGGTGACCACGGCGCGGGGGTAGAGCTTGGCGGCAGCATCAGCGGCCTTCTCCCCTTCAACGATCAGCACAGTGCCGTCGCTTGAGCGCAGCCTGGTGAGGTTGAGCAATGGCCGCGGAGCCGGAGGCGCCTTCCATTCCCAGCGGTTGCCGGACCACCAAAGCGGACGGATCTTCTTGCCAGGGAAGCGGCAGACCAGAAAGGTGTCGCTGTAATGCCAGACGTGCTCAGCGCCCTTGGCTGGCGGTTCAGGACGTTGTGGTGCGATGCCCAAGTGCTGCTCAATGCGCTGAGCTGCTTCCTTGAACTCCCAGCCGGTTCGGCGCATCAACAGATCCATGCCAGTGCCACCACCACCGGCCTGATCTTTGCCGCCGCATTTATTGCAGTACCAAGATCCGGTGCCATTTTGATCATCAAAGCGATAGCGATCTTTGCCGCCGCATAACGGACAGGGTTGATGCTTGTCTGTGAGCTGCGTGGCTGATAGCCCTGCAAGGGCGCCAAGAATCGACGGCCAATGGCCGTTGGCGAGTTCCATGGTGCGGTTCATTGGCCAGTTTTAGTTTCGTTTGCGATTGCCTTGTCAAGGATGTCGCGAACTACATCTGCAAGCGAGCGGAGGGGGGTTACCTGAGACTGCAGCCATTGTTTTTGTTCAGCGCGCAGTAGGACAACAAGTCTTTGATGCTTTGTCATGGCGCCTTACCGTGCTCAAAGCGGGCGGATGTGGCATTATCGATAGCCCTGTCTAGGCGCCTGTTCAGTTCGTGCCACTCATTCTGTTGAGTTTGCACCCATCCCTTATGAGGATGATAAATAAGGCCTCCTAAGCCGTTATATTCATCAGGATTTCCCCCTCCGCATGGTGTTTCGATATCGCAATAAAAACAGTTTGCTCCTACTTCGTCGCCACAGTCATAGACATCGCCGGCTTCAAGAAAAAAGCCGCACCGTGGGCAAATAGAATGATTTTGGAAGAAATGGTTTGGGTCACCAGACAGCAAAAGAGTTCGGCGAAAGGCTATATCGCCGTCATAAGCCAGTCTGCTTAATTCTTCGGCAAAAGCTGAGAACTTTTCATCAGATCGAACATCTTTGTGCTTTATTTCATACCAAATGGGTTCACCTTGAGGCGTCCAAACTCGAAAATCTGGCAGGTAATGCAGTCCATTCACGTTGAAGCCTTCTGGTTCGTATTCCCACTCCAAGCCAAGCGAGGTGAAGAACACAGCCCAACGCGCTTCGAGTCGGCTGCGAAAAAAGCGCCCATAAGCGCGAGTTTCGATTGGTGCGATTGTCACAGAGTTGTCACTGTCTTGTTGCAAAGGCAGCATAGAGCGTGTGTCAAGCGTGAGTGGCATTTCTCAAAATCTCTTCTGCGTCTCGCACTGAGCGCGCCACGCCAGCGATGCCACCGGCTGTGCGGACGGTGCCGAGCCAGGCCTGCTGCGCTGGGGTTGTGCGACCTGAGGTGGTCTTCAC